CCAGCTTCACGGCGGGCTTGTCCGCCGTGCTCGAGCAGTGCCGGTTGGCCTCGTAAGCCTCGACATCCTCGAGCCGGTACACGACCCGGCCGCCGATCTTGATGAAAGCGGGGCCCTCACCGGTCCAGCGCCAGCGCTCCAGCGTGCGCGGGCTGATCTTCCATCGAGCCGCAAGCTCGACCTGGTTGAGGTGTGTGACTGACATCGTCGTCTCCTTCGCGATTGGCCGAATGCCTGCGAACGAGACTGCGGTGTGCGAGGGGAGGAGATGGGGAGGCAGAAGGGGAGCGTGCGGGGAGGAATTGATTTCGTCAGAAAAACTCTCTATATTTCTGACACGATAGAGCCCTGAAGGACCACCCAGATGACTGGCATTGCTGATCGAATCATGAAGCGCGTGCGCGCAAAGGGTCGTGGCCGCTGGGTGTGCACTCCCAAGGACTTCCTTGACCTCGGCAGCCGTGCGGCGGTCGACCAGGCGCTGTCACGTCTGGCGAAGAGCGGGGATCTCCGCCGCGTTGGGCGCGGGCTCTACGATATGCCCCGCACCAGTGGCGTCCTGAAGCGGCCAGCGCCGGTGGACATGGACAAAGCGGTCGCTGCCCTCGCGCGGCGCGACAGCATCCGCATCATGCCTGACGGCATTGCCGCGGCGAACCAGCTGGGCCTGACGAACGCGGTCCCGGCGAAGACAAGCTATGTGACGGACGGAGCGACGCGGGACGTGAAGATCGGTAACCGGACCGTTCGCCTGCGGCATGCAGGTCCGAGCGTGATGGTTTGGGCCGGAAAATCCTCTGCGCCCGTGGCGCAGGCGCTGCGCTGGCTTGGCCCGCAGGCTGCTTCGGATGTGCGGGTCGCAACCACACTCAAACGGAAACTACCGGATGCCGTGAAGAAGGATCTCGTCCGCAACAGCGGCAGCCTGCCAAGCTGGGCTGCGCCTCTAGCGCATAGTCTTGTCGAGCCGCAAACCGCTGCGCGATGAGCGAGAGCTACGCGCGGTTTCTCGCGCTTTCGGATCAGGACAGAAAGGACGTGTTCGAGGCGGCGGCCGACCGTCTCGACACGTTGCCCAGCTACGTCGAGAAGGACTTCTGGGTCTGCTTCGTGCTCGACGCGCTCTACAACCGCCTGCCGGACAGCCACCCGCAACTCCTGTTCAAGGGCGGCACGGCGCTGTCCAAGGCGTTTGGGCTTATCCGCCGCTTCTCGGAGGACATCGATCTAGTCGTCTGTCGCGACGGACTGGGCTTCGGGGCCGAACGCGACCCGACAAACCCCGAAGGCATCTCCGGAAAGAAGCGCAAAGCGCTGTTCGACGAGCTGAAAGAGGCCTGCAGCGCCTATATCCGCGGCGATCTCGCTGCGGCTCTGGGGTCGCTTCTCGACGAGCGCTGCGAGATCGTCCCCGACGACGAGGATGCGGATCAACAGACACTGCTGATCGAGTACCCCACGCTCTACCCGAGCGCCGATCTTCCCTACGTCTTGCCGCGCGTTAAGCTCGAAGCGGGCGCGCGCTCGGCGCTGGATCCGAATGTGAGGGCAAGCGTGACCCCCTATATCACAGGGGACCTCGCGGAAGATTGGTCGTTCGAGGTCGGCAACATCCATGTCATCTCCCCGGCGCGGACCTACCTGGAAAAACTTCTGATCCTCCACGGCGCATTCTGCGGACATCGCGACGAAGGTCGGGTGCCTGCGGACAAGGACAGGATATCGCGCCACTATTACGACGTCGCGATGATCACTGGCACCGACATCGGCGGGGCGGCTTTGGCCGACGAGGCGTTGCTCACGGCAGTGCGTGAGCACAACCTCATCGCGTTCAAGCAGGCCTGGAAGAAGTTCGATGAAGCCATTCCCGGGTCGCTCCGCGTGGTGCCTTCTGACGAACTGCGCGCGGCGATCGAGAAGGACTACGGGGCCATGCAGGGCATGATGCTCGGCGACGCTCCACCCTTCGACTGGGTTATGGAACAACTTCAATTGGCTGAGGACACCATCAATCGGCGCGAGCCCGCTGCTGCTCCAGGAGCTCCCTGACGCGAAGCCTGCAGGACCCGCCCGTCGCCTCGATCAGGTCCCGCCAATCCTCGTGATCCTTGAAGATATCTCTCATCCGGCTCGACGACTTGAACTCCAAGTCGGCGAACATCACCTCGGTGCTGACGCTTTCCACGCCATTTTCCCATGCATTGAAAAGGTACTCGACGATCTGGCGCCGCTTGTCGCCGCTGAACTTGAACTCCCTGTCGCCGACCCAGAAATGCCGGAACCCAGCCGCGTGGCGCACGGGATCGGCCGCTCGGGAAACCGGGCCGGTCTTCAATTGCGCCGCGAGGTAGGTAGGCTCAATGATGAGCCCCGCGCTATGGTTCACGAGGTCATCCAGCGCGATGATCTGGTGCCGTGACAGCTCAGCTTCGGCGAGACCGGGGGTCGATGAAGTAGTCACCACGACCCTGAAATCCGCGGGAGGGCGGCCACCGAGATAAGCGACGACCTGCCGCCAGACATCCCGATCGGTCAGCCTCCGCGCGAACCAGACCGGGACCCGCCCCCCGCGTCCAGGCAATCGGACATCGCCGATCTCCCATAAGGTGCCGGAAATGCGTTCAGCCGGCCGAGCCTTAACCGGCAGATCAAGCCGAGCCGCAAGCCGCTGAAGCAAGGCCAGAGGGTCGATCCGATAGACCTGGAGGCGCTTCTCTTCGACGGTTACCCATCCCGCCGCAGGACTGAAATATCCGTAGGCTTGATGCTCGGGCGACCATTCGAGGCTCACAGGTTCATCGTCATGGTCGGTCAGCGATGTAGCGGCCGGAACGGGCCCATCCGGCACCAGGAGACCAGCGCCGATCAAAGGAGCGGCGCTGGTGGCATGATAGTCGCTCAGGATGGCGCCGGCGATCCGCGCCTCCTCTGTCTCGACGATGCTGACGAAAAGCCTCGCGGCGCGCTCATCAATCTTCGACAACGACCGGGTCATCGACCAGAATTCCCCAACGCCGCAGGTACTTCTCTCCGATCACCTGCTCTTCCTCGGTCTGATCCTTGAGGTTGCAGCCGTGCGGCATGGTGATCGTCAGCGGCAGCGTGCGGCCACGCCGAGCGCCCGGTTTCCGGTGGAACTTGATCGCCAGCTTCGCTTGCGTCGCCACCCAGCCGCCGCTGAGCGGATTGCCGGGGCCAAGCCGAGCCTCAGCCATCGTCCAGATGTTGCGGTCAGCCTTGCTGAGGCATTCCAGAGTAACGCGTTCCCCGACGGCGTCGATCGGCATCAGCCTCAGCTGGCGAACCTCGACCCGCTCGATCCCGTCCTCGACATCGGTCGGGAAGGAATGCGGCGCCAAGAGCACCGCGAGATCGTAGTGCCGCATCGGCACCTTCTCGTCCCTGAACTCCACGCCGAGAAGATCCCGCGCGAGAAACTGCGCCATCTCGGACCGGCTTTCGCGATCGCTGGCGACGACCTCGATCACCCCGGTCGCGGGCTCATAGGTCATGGCAGCCTCAAAGACGGGCCGATAAGGCTGGCGCACCAACTCTCCGTCGTCATCAAAGGCGAACTGATCGTCCGGCAAGCCCTCCCTGTATACCGTGATCTGTACGAGCTCGCAGTCGTCGCCGTCGAAGGTGGGCCGTACCCGCTCGAAGATATCAACATGGACGTTCTTCGACGCGAACCTCTTCCGCAGCGCCGCCTTGAACGCATCCAGAGCATGCGCGTCGCGACGGACGTTAAGGTTCGCATCGCAGAGGAAGCCATCCCAGCTCCGCCCGCGACGGCGCTCGTCGGTGAAGCGGACCTCTTCTGCATGCCGGAACCGGTCCCGGTCGCTGAGGAAAAGCCACAGCGACCGGGCGTGGCCATTCTCGAGTTCGTCGAGAACTTCCCGATCGTCGATGACACTGTAGAGCGCCGTCTGGCCCGCATCGTCGGCCATCGCGCTGACGCGCTCGCCGTCGTTGATGATGCGGCCCCGTGCTTCGTCGTCCATTTCGTCGACCGCCTGAAGCAAGGGCTTCACGACCTCCGGTTCGGACGCGTCCCAATCCACAGGCGTCGGCAACACGATCCCTGTCTTGGTGAAATAGTCTCGCAGCCAGGCCGGAGGGGTGTTGCGGATAAAGTTCGTCACCGACGCCATGCCCTAAACCTCCTCAGCCCTTGATGTTGCGGGGATCGTTGCCGTGCGAGTCCGACTGCGCGATCCGCCCATCACGGTTGTGGATCTTCAGCTCGGTCTCGGCATTGCGGCTGATTTCGCGGGCGCGCTGAACCGCCTCCTGCTTGGTGTCGAAGTGCCCGCTGGAACGCGACGCTCCGCCACGACGGACATCCCATCCACCTTCCGCGTTCGGCACGACGTGATGCGTGCCCGGTTTCTTGCCTTCAGCCATTCTGGCCTCCTTGTCTGGTTTCTGCATGAATCTAAGTTCGGACTAACGAACCTGCGCGGAAGATAGGGATTGCGCGTATGGCGTGTCAAGAACTAGAGGTATGGCAAAAACGAACCGCCGATGGAGAGGAGTTCACCGTGCCAACACCACTGGGGGAGCGCGTTCGCGAGCTACGGCGAAAGCGCGGCCTCACCCTGGAAGGACTCGCTGAGCGGGTCGGCTCCAGCAAAAGCTACATGTGGGAGATAGAGAACAAGGAAGTCGCGCGACCCTCGGCCGAAAAGCTGGCCCTGATCGCCACCGCACTCGGCACCACCGTCGAGTTCCTGCTGGTTGGCGATGGAGAACAGGAGGAGGAAAATGCTGAAGACGTTGCCTTCTTCCGAAAATACAAGAAACTCGACGCGCCAGTGAAAGAGCGCCTTCGCAAGATGCTGGATATCCTGGACGACGACTGATGACTGACGGAAAGCGCAAATCTCCGCAGAAGGAGGCTAATCGGCTCTCGAACCTCCTTCGTCAGGTTCTCGGAGAGGACCGTTTCCCGGTCGATATCGAAGCTCTTGCTCGCGAGGTGTCGAGGAATAACGAGGACCCGATCGGCAAGATCGTCGGTGGGGAGTTACCAGGCTTCGAGGGGATGCTCCGGCCACATCGAAGGCGTCCGGAATGGCACATTGTTTACAACGACGATCCCCGTTATCGCGGCCGTGTACGGTTCACCATCGCGCATGAATTCGGCCACTATCAGCTGCATCGGCCGCCCCTCTCCGGCCAGGACTATGTGAGCGGCACCCTCGAGCGCGATTGCGACTTCCAGTGTAAGCCGCTGCGACCCAGCGCGTGGCAAGATGCCGAAAGGCAGCGTGAGGAGGAGGCCGACACGTTCGCGTCCTTCCTTCTGATGCCGCTCGATGACTACCGCGCACAGGTGGACGGCGAGGAGATGACCGTCGACCTCCTGAATCACGTCACGGACCGCTACGGCGTTTCGCTCACGGCCGCCTGCCGAAAGTGGATCGACTTCACCGACAAGCGGGCGGCCATGGTCGTCGCGCGCGACGGCTACGCGACATGGGGACGTGCAAGCAGGGCCGCCCTCAAGAGTGGGATCTTCGTTCGATCGGGGATGCAAATCCCTGAAAACGCACTGGCAGCCATCGGCGCCGACGAAAAAGGGTTCGTCTCGAGTCAACCCGTTTCGCGGCCGGCCGGAGTAAGGAACTTCAGCCGGGGACCCGAACCTGTGCGAGAGTTGGCGATGGTATCTGAGTTCCTCGATCTGTCCTTAACCATCCTGCAGTTCGACGACACCGTCGATGTCAGAGAAATTGAGGAGGACGAGCCTTGGGACACTTACGACCAGTTTCAGTTAGGTCGCGGATCATGAGTTCGATATTCATGCAAACTCTCATGTTCACGGAATTCTTGCCGCCTCACAGCTTCCCAGACGTAGGAAATCGACACACTCGATGCTGCAAAGCACCCAACTCATGATACGAAGGACAACGAAATAAGATACAGTTAGAGAAAAGGAGCACCGTGCACAGCTCTATCTCCACCATCTCTGCAATGGAGTTCGCCACAGCACTGGCGTTAAGGCCAAATCTAGTCGCTTGGTTTCTAGGCGCCGGAGCATCGGCATCCTCAGGGATCCCCACTGGCTATGCAATGATTCGGGATTTCAAGGCACAGATATTTTGTCGGGAGAACAACCTATCGAAACGCGAGATCGACACTGGCGACCAAGTATGGATTGATCGGATTGAGGATTTTTTCCGCCGGACTTCGATCCTTCCGCCGGATGGGGATCCTGCTGAGTACGCGGCTGCGTTTGAGGCGGTGTACCCACAGCCCCGGCACCGGAGACAATACATCAGCGACGCCATCACAAAGGGCAAGCCATGTTTCGGACATCGGGTGCTTGGCAGCCTTTTGACCGCGCGAAAGATCGACTGCGTATTCACGACAAACTTCGACCCGCTTGTTGAGGAAGCTGCATACGCGGCCAATTCGTTACTGCCAACCGGACAGCAGGCTCGGCCAACTGTGGCCGCGATCGACTCCGCTGAACGCGCATTGCGATGCCTCAATGAGTCCGACTGGCCTTTGGTTGCAAAGCTCCACGGGGACTACCAATCCGCATCGATCAAGAACACTGGCTCAGAGCTGGAACGACAAGACGAAAGGATGCGGCACGTATTGATTGAAGTCAGCAAGCGCTACGGCTTGGTGTTTGTCGGCTATAGCGGTCGCGACGCATCAATAATGGAGGCCTTGAATTCAGTTCTTCAAGAGAGCGCCCCATTCCCCAACGGCCTCTATTGGGTGACTTCTTCGGCGTCGCGCCTCTTGCCGGCCGTAGCTCAGTTCCTCAAGAGCGCCCAATCCGCTGGAGTGGATGTGGCCGTGGTTGAGTGCAAGACTTTCGATGAACTCGCAGCCGATGTCATCAAACACATTGACCTGCCGCAGGTGCTCCTCGAGCACGTGATGCAGGGACGCCCCGCTCCTCGGGCTGTGCCTGTCAAACTGCCCGACGCGACGCCGCGTTCGTTTCCAGTGCTCAGGTACTCGTCACTCCTCATAGAGTCGATGCCAACTAATGCACGACGAATTACGTTGGCGCGGCCTGTGACCTCTCCAGAGGTAAGAGCCTTGCTGAAAGAGAGGCGTAGCAGGGCAGTTGTAGCTGCGAATGGTCGCGAACTCGCAGTCTTCGGCAAAGACGAGGAGCTATTGGCGGCACTTGCTCCTCTTGGCGCACAGGTGGCGGGGAACATTGAACTAGATGCTGTCAAGGATAGCTGGGCACTTGGGCTTCTCTACGATGCGCTAGTCACAGCCCTGTCGAGGAATCGGCCTCTCATCCCACGTTTCAGGCGTTCAGGCCACTCGCTCGTTGTCGCAGCACCTCGTGTGCACGAGGACCAGGAACGATGCCGTAGGCGCGCTCAGGAGCTGAATAAGCTCCGCTCCGCATATGGTAGTGAACTGACCGGCAAAGTGCCGGACCTCATGCTCCCCTACCAAGAAGGCGTTTCATTGAAGCTAGAAAAAATTGAGGAACGCTGGTGGTGTGGATTTGAGCCATACACTTTTGTGGATATTCCCAGAATAGATCGTCTGCCGGCAGGCGAGACTGAATCGGTAGAATTAACTCATGACATCATTTCGGCACCACCTGATCGTCGTGGCGGCGATCCAGCGGGCGACTGGCGCAGAGAACGCTGGGCCCGTAAGTACAACAGGCAATGGGCCGAGATCATCGATGCGTGGGCACAGATTCTTACGGCGACCAATGACAGAAAGGTGCGAGCTTTCGGACTGAATGCCGGCACTGGGATAGACGCCGTGTTCGCCATCTCGCACGTCACCGGATGGAGCCGCCCAGGCCATCATCACCCGTACTTTGATAGGAGCAAGTGATGGCAAGTTCCGCCATTGCATCGCGACTCCCGCCGTTCACCTTGCTGGACGAGCCGTTGCTTTCCTTTTCTCCCTCAGATCCTGCACAGGTAGATGTGCATCCACTGCGGGGGCTCGTCAATTATGGCCCGTATTCCAAGGGCTCTTTCGGCGAATACATCTCACGGGTGCGGATCGCTACGGTTGGGCCAGAAAGTGCGTTCAAGCGTCGAGGCGAACTGATGGCCTCCCTTCGCGCCGCGCACCAACCCAGTGATCGCTCTGAATACGTACCTCCTTATCCAGGCTTTGAGCAACTGTTCCAGGTTAAGCTCGAGTCTGCCCCGCGCGAAGCTCATATCAAATGGCCAGACACTCTGAACGCGCTTCAAGGAGAGGGCGATCCGCAGTCGCGATTGTTCTTGGCCATGGAAGCTGCGTTCCGGCAACTTTCCCTAATGAGAGATCAATTCGATGTCGTACTAGTTCACTTCCCTGATTCATGGGCCCCGGTTACACGGACCAAGTCCTTCGACGCACATGACGCGCTCAAGGCACTCGGTGCCAATTACAACATTCCTAGCCAAGTGCTAAACGACCGCGTCTTCACTTTTAATCACACGGCATCGCTCGCGTGGCGCCTAGCGTTGGCACTATATGTCAAAGCCACGGGCACGCCCTGGAAACTGGCACCATTGAAGGGTGTGCCGGACGACACCGCGTACATCGGCTTAGCATATGCACTGCGCGGTGATCAGCGCGACGCCCACTATGTGACCTGCTGCTCACAGGTCTTCGACATGGATGGCGGTGGAATGCAGTTCGTAGCATTTGAGGCTCGCGATCCGGTTGCAGATGTTGCGGAAGCCCGACGCAATCCGTTCCTCAGTCGAGACGACATGCGTGCGGTACTCGCTAGAAGTCTGGCGCTCTATCAGGCTCGAAACGGCGGAAGCCTGCCAAAACGGTTGGTCATTCACAAAACAACTGGATTCAAGGAAGAAGAAATCGAAGGCGCTTTCGATGCTCTTTCGGGCGTGCCAGAAATCGAGTGTATCGAAGTCGGCGCGGCGTCTTGCTGGCGCGGCGTATGGCTGATTAAGTCTGAGCGAAGAGATCCGCCGAGCAAACCCTCTGCCTTTCCGGTCCCGCGTGGAACAATGGTCATCCGCTCGGGTAACTCGGCCCTCGTATGGGTAGCCGGAAATGCTCCGACGGCTTCCACCAAGAGTGACTACTATCAGGGGGGCAAGAGCATTCCCAAGCCACTGCAGCTCATCCGGCATGCCGGAAGAGGGCCACTCGAACTCTCTGCCCATGAAGCGCTCGCATTGACTAAGATGGACTGGAACAATGATGCCCTTTACGATCCAGTACCTGTTAGTATTCGGTACTCTCAAAGACTGGCACGTACCATTGCTAACGTGCCTGAACTTCCTGGTAGCGTGTACCCGTATCGCCTCTTCATGTAGCGCGATGGCAGATGTGATCCGTTCGGGAAACCCCGACCCTCCACGCCAGATAACCAAGCCCGTGCGCTCGATTGCGCTAAACTTGTCGCCCTCTTGCTTCCACAGTGCTTCCACGAGGGCTGGAAACGCAAACGCCGCCCCGGAGGGCGGCGTTCAAGCGTTTGAAAACGCGAAAGGATTTGGTTGCGGGGGTAGGATTTGAACCTACGACCTTCAGGTTATGAGCCAGATTTGCCACTACATCTAGAGCCTTGATTGTTGACGCATTTTCCGGCTTAGTCTCTCAAGATGCTGTTTTATCGAAGCTATTCGGCGAGACCGCCTGTTACTCGCCGCCAGCGAACGACAAAAACAGCCATATGGTGTGTTGACACAGTGTTGACACGGGGAGGCTGGAATGACCGAGAAACTGACCGAAGCCGCCGCCCGGAAGGCCCTGCCGCCGGTGCGCGGGCAGAGCATGCTGTGGGACGCGGAGGTGAAGGGGTTCGCGCTGCGCATCACGCCCGGCGGGGCCAAGTCCTTCATCCTGGACTATCGTGCCGAGGGGCGGCAGCGCCGCATCACCATCGGCGCATGGCCCGACTGGACGGTGGCCGCCGCGCGCCAGACCGCGAAGGACATGAAGCGAGAGGTCGATCTCGGCCACGACCCGATGGGCGAGCGGCAGGCGCAGCGCGAGGCGCCGACGGTGCAAGATTTGTGGGATCGCTACGCCCGCGAGCACCTGCCCAAGAAGGCCGAGCGCAGTCAGGCCGACGAGCGCATGATGTGGGAAAAGATCATCCTGCCGCGCTTCGGCAAGATGAAGGTCGCGCAGATCAGCCATGACGATGTGGACGCGCTCCACCGTGACATCACCGAGATCCGTGGCACGCCGGTCCGCGCCAACCGGACTGTCGAGGTGCTGCGCAAGGCGTTCAACCTGTCGATCCGCTGGAAATGGCGCGATGACAATCCGGCCTCGGGCGTGCGCCGCAATCAGGAGGAGAAACGGAACCGCTATCTGAACCGCACCGAGATCGCAGCACTTGCGCAGGCGCTGAACGAACATTCCGAGCCCATGTCCGCGAACGCGATCAAGCTGCTGATGCTGACCGGCGCGCGACGCGGCGAGGTGCTGGGAGCGACATGGGAGATGTTCGACCTCGAGAACGGCGTCTGGACCAAGCCCTCTGCGCACACCAAGCAGCGCAAGCTGCACCGCGTGCCGCTCTCGGGCCCGGCCGTGCAGCTGCTGGGCGAGATGAAGGCCGCCGCCAAGGCGAAGGCAGAGGCCAAGGGCACGCCGCCCAGCCCCTACGTCTTCCCCGGCCCGACAGGAAAGCCCCTCACCGAGATCAAGCGCACATGGGTCTCGGTCTGCCGCAGGGCTGGGCTCGGCGCGGAAGTGCCGTTGCTGGACGCAAAGGGCAAGCCGGTCCTCGACCGCAAGGGCAAGCCCAAAACCCAGTTCAAGCCGAATGTCCGGATCCACGACATCCGCCATTCCTTTGCCAGCATCCTCGTATCGGCGGGCGCTTCGCTGCCCTTGATCGGCCAGATGCTCGGCCATACACAGGTCCAGACCACCCAGCGATACGCCCATCTGTTCGACGACCCGCTGCGCAAAGCTGCCGAGACGGTGGGGGCCTTCGTGCTGCAGCGCTCGCCAGAGAAGTTCAGCGCAAACGAGGCAGAGCAGAAATGACCGATCAGAAGCCTTACGGACCACCGCCCGACGCCATCCCGCTGTCCGACGCTATGAAGGAATACCTGCCCGCCGAGATGTGGGAGGAGCACGCGCGCGCGACCGAGGCCCGCAAGAACGCGCCGAAGCGGCCAAGCTACCTCAGCATGTCCGTGCGGGAATGGGAGGCCGCGAACGCCTCCTACGAAGCCGCCAACCGGACGCGCTCGGCGCGGGCCGATCTGCACCGCGTCTGGAACGGCATGCTCGCCGCGATGAAGGCGAAGCTGGAGGCGGGCGAACTGACAGCCTTCGGGCAGGAGAACCCACCTTTCGGCCCATGGCATGCGATCCCGGCGCCCGCGTGGCGCCAGCTGCGCATCACCAATGTCCGCAAGGGCGAGGCCACCGTCGGCGCGAACATCGTGCACGATATTCACATCCTGCCGCCAGATGCCGACGACCACATGCCGACCGGGACGCCGGGACGTCCGAAGAAGGGAATCGACATCATCCGGATCGAGTTTCAGCGCCGCGTCGATGCGGGCGAACTCGCGGACAGTCTCGCCGCCGAAGCCCGCACGCTTCAGGCATGGTATCGCGAGACCTGGCCGCGGCGGGACTGTCCCACGACCAAGACCATCGAGAACAACCTTCGCGAGGCTTGGCGCGCAGTCCGGCTAAGGACTGCGTAATCCCCTGAAATTATCGCTCCAGGGGCATTTTCGGAGCGGTTTTTCGGGGGGCTGAACGTCGGCATCTTTCGGGCATTGGCGGCGCGTTGCGTCGCCTGGCACGAAGGAGACACCGATGACCCAACCCATTGCATCCAGAGGCGCAGAAAGGGCCACCACTGTCGCCCCGCCCACCGATTTCCTCGACGGTTTCATCTCGGAAGAAGAATACGCCGCCCGCCGCGGGGTCAGCTTGCGCACCTGTCAGCGCGACCGCCAACTGCGTCAGTCCCCACCCTTCGTTGTGATCGGTCGGCGCGTCTATTACCGCATCGAGGCGGTCCGAGACTGGCTTCTGGCCCGCGAACAGCAAGCCTCCCGGAAACCGAGCGCCCCGCGTGCCGGGAGGGGCCGATGACCGCGCCCGCCACGCTCGCGCCCGACCTGATGATCGGTGCCGCCGAGATCGCCCACTTCCTTTTCGACTCCGACGAGTTCCGGTTCCAGCGCCGCGTCTACTACCTCTGCACACGCTCGAAGCGCCCACTGCCGCATTTCCGGCTGGGCAACCGCATCGCCACACGTCGCTCCACGCTGATGGACTGGATCGCCCTGCAGGAGGGCTTCGCCAATGCCTGATATTCCCATCCAGTTCACCGGCTCGATTCTCGACCGAATGGAGGAAAAGGTGGCCGCAGAGGCCCCGCACCTGCTGCCCATCGTCCACGCGATCCGCGATCACGGTGTCGGCTTCCTGGTGATCCCCCAGCGCGCGACCGGCCTCAAACGCGGCCTCAAGCTGCTGAAACGGCCCTTTATCGTCATGGTGGGCGATGACACCGACTGCGCGCTCGGCCCCGATCAGTATGACAGCAGCGCGCTCGACCGATTGATCGGCATGGCGGATGGCGTCGCCATCATCTCCTGCACCCCTCCGCCCGAGGCCTATTCGAGCATCGCCTTGATGGCCATGGCGCAGCGCAACGGTCTCATCATCGAGACCCGCCCCGAGCAGGAGATCGCCTGGACCAACCGCGTGCAGGCGGTCTGTCCCGAAATGCCGATCCTGCTCTGCACCGTGAAGGGGCAGCTGCAATGACAGTGCAAGATGACCCTCTCGACTTCAACGACACGCCACCCAACTCGCGCGCCCAAACCGCCACCCGCATGTCCGTCGCCCAGCTGGCCAACATGCTGCAAGACCGCATCGCGGACCTGGCCCGCGATCTGCTGGGCGAGCCGAATCGGGAGCTTTCCAGCGCGCAGCAGCTGCGCTTCGGCACCAAGGGCAGCGTCGCCGTGGAAATCGACGGCGCGAACAAGGGCCGCTGGTACGACCATGAACATGGCGCCGGGGGCGCAGCGCTGGAACTGATCGGCTATCGCCTGCGCCTCGACGACAAGGCGGCGTGGGACTGGGCACGGAGCTGGCTTGGCGAACCTGACACCGGTCCGCTCCGGACGGCGACGCCGCATGCGTCGCCCGCATGTTCTGCCTCGGGCTCGGCCAGAGCGAAAGAACCTACACCCGAGGAACGCGCTGAAAAGGTGGCCGAGATCGTGCGTCGCAGCGAAAGCCTCGTCTCGACGCCGGTGCTCGCCTACCTGCGCCATCGCGGGATCACCGCCACGCCACCAGACTGCATCCGCTATCGCCGGTATGCCTATGGCAAGTTCAGCGCCATGGTCGCGCTCGCCACAGACGAGTCGGGTGAGGTGCTGGCGATCCAGCAGGTCTACCTGACGGCCGAAGGGCGGAAAGCCCCGGTCAAGGTGGTCAAGCGCACCAACAAGGCCGTCGATGACTGGACCAAGCGCGCCGCCATGCGCCTCCCCGGTCGCGAACCGCTGGTGCTCTGCGAGGGTGTCGAGACCGCGCTGTCGGTCTGGCAGGCCACCGGACAGGAGACTTGGGCCTGCCTCGGCATTTCGAACATCGGCCGCGCGCCCGTGCCCGAAAACGCCACAGTGATCATCGCCCGCGATGGCGACCTGCCCGGCAGCAAGGCCGAGGGCCAAATGGCCCGCGCCGCGAGCCAGCTCGCACGCCGCGGCATGACGGTGATGCTCGCCACCCCGCCCGAGGAACAGGACTTCAACGATGTCCTCGTCCGCGAGGGCGAGGCGGCCGTGCGCGACCGCATCGCGGCGGCCGAACGCTTCCGTGCCGAGAAGGCCGACACCGAACGGAAGCGCCTCTTCATCGGCTCGGACGTGGAGATCGCGAAGCGGGTTCGAGAGGATCTGACCAAACGCCACGGCCGCATCGTCCATGCCGATGGGGAGTTCTGGCGCTATGGCGGCACCCATTGGGAAGCGATCCCCGACCACGAGCTGCGCCTGCCGGTCCATGCCTATGACGGCGCCGGGTTCGAGACCCCGGCGGGCGAGCCCTCGAACGTGAAGCTGACAAAGACCCGCGTCAATTCCGTCCTCAACGAATGCGCCGCGCTCTGCGCCGAGCCGGGATACTTCGACGCGCCGCCACCTGGGATCAACTGCGCCTCGGGCTTCATCCGCTTCGATGCGGAGGGGGTGCCGCACCTCGAGGCGCACCACCGCCAGCATCGCTGCCGCCACACGCTGCCCGGCCATTGGCAGCCCGGCACCTCGGGCACGCCGCCCGTAGGCTCGCTGCTGGCCCGGCTGCTCGGCGGCAGCTTCAAGGGCGATCCCGAGGCCGGGCCAAAATGCGCGCTCCTGGCAGAAGTCTGCGGCGCGGCGGCGCTGGGCTACGCTACCCGGCTGATGCAGCCCCGCGCAGTGGTGCTGCACGGCAAGACCGCCGAGAACGGCAAGAGCCAGGTGCTCGAACTGGCCCGCGGCCTCCTGCCCGCCAGCGCCATCTGCTCGGTCCCCGCCTCAAAGATGGGCGACGAGCGGCATGTCATCGGTCTCGTTGGCAAGCTGCTGAACGCCTCCGACGAGCTCTCACCCGAAGCCATCGCGTCCGACACCTTCAAGGCGGTCGTCACCGGCGATCCCATCGAGGGGCGCGACGTCTACAAGAGCCGGGTCGAGTTCCGCTCGGTCGCGCAGAACCTCTTCGCCGCGAACCAGCTGCCGAGCTTCAAGGGCGGCGTGGACCGGGGCGTGCAGCGGCGCCTGCTCCTGATCCCCTTCACCCGCTCGATCCCGCTGGACGAGCGCATCGAGGATATCGGCAAGCGTATCGCCGCCGAGGAACCGGACCTGCTGCTGGCATGGGCCGTGGAGGGCGCGGCGCGGCTGATCCGCCAGCGCAACTTCGCGATCCCGCAGGGCTGCCACGACGCCCTCCTCGAATGGGTGCTGAGCGAGGATCCCATCGCCGCCTGGATCGACGCCTGCGTGTCGGTCGTACCGATCGTGAACGGCGGGCCGATGCTGGCCACGCGCGACGCCCACCTGCGCTTCCAAAACTGGGCGCTGGCCGAGGGCTACAAGCCCGAGAAGCTGCCCGCCATCAACGGCTTCGTCCAGCGCGTGCAGGCCCGCGTGGCCGGGATCCAGCACAAGCGCACGAAGGCGGGGCGGTTCTTCATCGGTCTCGCGGTGACGCACTGGTGACGCACCAAACCGGCTTTTTGGCCCCTAACCCATTGAGAGTGTTGAGATGACGCACTTCGGCTCAGATATTTCGATAGGGGGAGAAATTATCTCCCCAACCATCATCCCGTTCCCCTATATGAAAAGGTTGCCGGGGCAAGTGCGTCATCTCAACACTTTCAACGGCTTACACCCGAAATCGCGTCATCCTTGCGTCACCGGTGCGTCACCCGAGGCGCCGAGCGCGCCCGCCCGAGGCGGGGTCAAGCCGGAAGGATCGGGAAAGCGGCGGTTCCTCCTGCGCCGATCCGTATGTGGGGACGCGCAGCGCATAAGCCCACCAACGTCAGGGGGACGATATGCCTAAACTAAACAGTTTGGAGTCCAAATCCGACTTCGCCGCTCGCGTCGGGCTGACCAAGGGGCGCATCTCGCAGCTGGTAGCCGAGGGGCTGCCGGTGCGCAGCGATGGCCGGATCGACGTGGCGGTGGGGCTCGCCTGGATCGAGAACAATCTCGACCCGGCCCGGCGCAACAAGGGCGGTGCTGCCAGCCAAGCCCGCAATCCGACCACGCTGGCCGAGGCGAAGCGGCTGCATGAGATTGTCAAGGTCCAGCGCGCCAAGCTGGCCTATGAGCGCGAGCGAGGGGAGTTGGTCGAGACCGCCGCCGCCACGCGCACGGTGTTCGCGCGTGCCCGCGCCGAACGCGACGCGCATATGGCGTGGGTGCAGCGCACCGCCCCTCTGCTGGCCGCCGAGCTCGGGGCCGATCCTCGCGCCACCTTTGCCGCGCTCGACCGGATGATGCGTGAGCATCTCGAACATCTAGCCGACCTACCTCTGGGGAGTATTGGCGATGGTACCTGACATCGATCTCGCATGGCGGCGCGGCATCCGCCCCGAGCCGCCGATCCCGGTCTCGGATTGGGCCGACCGGCACCGCATACTGCCACCGACCTCCGCCGAGCCGGGCCGCTGGCGCACGGACCGCACGCCCTATCTGCGCGCGGTGATGGATGCGCTGTCCACCTCCAGCCCCTATGAACGCGTCGTGCTGATGAAAGGCGCGCAGACGGGCGGTTCGGAGGCGGGGCTGAACTGGCTGGGCTACATCATCCAGAACGCGCCCGGCATCGCCATGCTGGTGATGCCCTCCCTCGACATGGTGCGGCGGAACACCACCGTGCGGATCGACCCGCTCATCGAGGCGACACCCGCCCTGCGCGAACTGGTCGCCGCGCCCCGCTCCCGCGACGCCGGAAACAGCCTGTTCCGCAAGTCCTTCCCCGGCGGCCAGTTGGTGATGACCGGCGCCAATTCCGCCGTCGGCCTGCGGTCCACGCCCGTGCGCTATTTGTTCCTGGACGAGGTGGACGGCTATCCCGGCGACGCAGATGGCGAGGGCGATCCCGTCGATCTGGCAATCCAGCGCACCGCCACCTTCCGCGGGCGGCGCAAGATCTACATGGTCTCCACGCCGACCCTCAAAGGCCATTCCCGCATCGAGGCCGCCTTCGAGCACAGCGACCGGCGCTTCTACCACGTCCCCTGCCTGCATTGCGGCGACATGGCCCCGATCACCTGGGCGCGCATCCGCTGGCCCGAGGGGCGGCGCGATCAGGCGCATCTTGTCTGCGAGGCCTGCGGTGGTATCCATCACGAGCACGAGAAACCGCGCCTGCTGGCCGCAGGGGAATGGCGCGCGACGGCCCAAGGCGATGGCCGCACCGCAGGCTTCCACCTCTCCGCGCTCTATTCCCCATGGGAGACATGGGCCGAGATCGCCGCCGAGCATGGCCGGGTGCGCAAGGACCCCGCGCGCCTGCAGGTCTGGGTCAACACCAAGCTGGGCGAGTCGTGGGAGGACCAGGCGGGCGACACCGTTCCGGCTGATCCGCTGATGGCGCGACGCGAGGATTGGGGCGAGGCGCTGCCCGCCTCCGTCGCCGTGCTGACCGCAGGCGTCGACGTGCAGGGCGACCGGATCGAGGTGCAGATCCTCGGCTGGGGCCGCGACGAGGAGGCTTGGGTCATCGACTACCGCGTGCTATGGGGTGACCCGTCCGGGCCGCGCCTCTGGTCCGATCTCGACATGGTCCTGCAGGCAACCTTCCCGCATCCCGCCGGGCTCGACCTGCCGGTGCGCGCGGCGGCCATCGACACTGGTGGCCACCACACCAAGATGGCCTACGAGTTCTGCCGCACCCGCCTCGCCCGCCGCATCTGGGCGATCAAGGGCCGAGGCGGACCCGGCATCCCAGTCTGGCCGCGCCGCCCGACGCGCACGAACAAGGGCAAGATCCCGCTGTTCATCGTGGGCGTCGATGCGGTGAAGGACGCGGTCTATGCCCGCCTGCGCCTGACCGAGCCCGGCCCCGGCGCAATCCACTTTCCCCGCCGCCTCGACACCGACTATTTCCGCCAGCTCACCGCCGAGCGCGTCGTCACCCGCTTCGAGCGCGGACGCCCGATCCGCTCTTGGCAGCCCAAGCGCGAAGGCGAACGCAACGAGGCCCTCGACACCTTCGTCTACGCCCACGCCGCTCTGCACGGCCTCATCAGCATGGGGCTCCGGCTGAACGAGGAGGTGGAGGGGGTGGCAGGGCAGGCAGCGGCGCGGTCAGGCGTCGTAACTGGGCTTGTGATCCGGTCGGCGTGGATGCGTTGATCCTACCGACAAATCGTCCGTTACTGCGGAGCTCGCCTATCTTCTGAAATCTGCGAAAATGAGGTTTCGCGATCAGTTTCGTGGATTATCAGAGCCTTCGCCAGGATTTCTGCGCCAGTGCTTACCTTTCATCGAGTTCCGCAGTGACGCCGCCCTTCGCCCGAACAAGCGCGACAAGTTCGGCCATGATGCGAGGCATCTCTTCGATTACTTCGTATCCGAAAAGAATCTCGTCCACGTAGCCCATGTGCAACATGTCCACCATGCGACAGAGGTAAGAGCGTCCGCAATCCCACCAAGTATAATGAGCGTCAACGATGAGGTAATGCCGGACATCAATGCCCTCGTGCTCCCGAAGCTCCTCAAGCTCCATCCCGTCAAGCAACGTTTCATAGACACCGTCGGCGACGCGGCTGCCGAACGTTGTCGTGTAATAGTACTCCTTGATCTCCCAAACGGCGACTGGGTTTACGGCAGAGGGAAATGCTCCATCGACACGCCGCGCCAGCGTCCGTACAGGTACGCCATCTCGGGTGACAGTCGTCAGTTCGTGAGGGTCGTAATCGCAAGGGAGTCCCTCGGCGTGAGCCTCAACCATCATGTTGACCAAGCCCGTAAGGAACGCCTCGGCCTTCATCTCTCCCTTCTGCTTGTTCATCGGAATCGGGCAGGTGGGGTTCAGGCGTGCCTTGAGGGCATCGAATTCCGCCTTGGCCCTTGCCGCATCCATCAGACGCGGCTCCACGTATTCGTTCAGCACCTCAGCCCTGTAGCTAAAATACTCTTGCAAACCCCTCGCCAGCGGGGTCGGCGTGCCGTCACGCTCTCGCAGCACGGCATCGCTTAGGCCAAGTTCCCGAAATGCCTTCCGCATCGCGGGAAGGTCTGGAACTTTGATCCGACCAGTCCCCCGCTGCGTGTAGCCAACCGCTTGGCTGATGGTCCTAACACTTGCCCAGAATGTCTTGGGCTTCTGAAGAAAACGATGGTCCGGCCGCACTGTGCCCCCGCGTGATGAGCTTGTTCGACGACCAGCCACGCGAATCCAAACTATGAACTTGGTTTCGGGCGCGCTGGGTGGTATTTGGTAAGAATGGTATGACGCGAGGATAAAGAACACAATATGCAGTATGCCTTATTTGCCGAGGAGAGCGGGGATGTCGAGATCCGGTCAGATGGCTGGGTGCGGCGGAAAAAGGTCGCTCCGTTTAAGACACAGCTGCTCAAATGGATCGGCAACAAGCAGAAGTTCGCCCACGAGATCATTGGAACATTCCCTGAGGACTACGGCACCTACCATGAGCCTTTCATCGGGGCTGGTGGGGTCATGGCTGCGCTCTCGCCCAAAAGAGCCATCGGCTCAGATGTCTTCGGACCGCTCGTCGAGATATGGCAGACGCTTTCTTCCGACCCGGAACGCCTGAAGTCTTGGTACGCAACTCGATGGGCGATTTACAAGGACGGCGACCGCGTCGAGCAGTATGAGAAGATCAAGGCTTCATACAACGCAGAGCCCAACGGAGCTGACCTGCTCTTTCTCTGCCGTTCCTGCTATGGTGGTGTTGTCCGGTTTCGGAAACGCGACGGCTACATGTCCACGCCCTGCGGCGCGCACGAACCAATTCATCCCGCGTCTTTCTCCCAACGCGTCGATATCTGGCACAAGCGGATGAAAGGTGCCCAGTTCGAGCGAATGGATTACGCAGAGGCGATGTCGCGGGCTCAACCCGGAGATTTGGTCTACTGCGATCCCCCCTACTCCTATTCGCAGGCGATACTTTACGGCGCGCAAGACTTCAAGCTTGAGGAGCTATTCACGGCGGTTGCGGACTGCAAAGAACGTGGCGTGCATGTCGCTCTCAGTATTGATGGGACCAAAAAATCAGGGGAATTGTACTGTGACATTAAGATCCCTGAGGGCCTTTTCGAGAACGAACTGCTTGTGAACATTGGACGCTCAATGCTTCGGCGCTTTCAGATGGGTGGAAAAACGCTTGAAGCAGAAGAGGTGCGCGACCGCTTACTTCTGACCTACTGAAGTTCGGCCTGCAGCAGTTGCCTCGGCTTGTAGGCAAGAGGGCCTATCGGGAACCGCTGCATCAGCGCTGAGGAGCCGCTGCCCTTCGCGATTCCCAAACATTCCCAATAGCTTGACGGCCCGCTTTGTGCGATTCTGCCGCCCATGCGGACCTTCCTCCATCGCCTTCTCGGCTTCGCGCGCGCTCGCGGTTTCGACGCTGCGGGTGGCGGGCGGCGTTGGGAGGGGGCGCGGACGGTCGACGGGCTGAACGCGGCGATCCTGGCGGGCGCGACCACGGCGGCGCGGCGGGCCGGGTGGTATGCGCGCAACAATCCGTGGGTCGCGGCGGCGGTGGACAGCCTGGTCGGCAATGTCGTCGGTGCCGGGATCAAACCGCAATCCACCCATCCCGAGCGCGCGGTGCGCGAACGGCTGCAGTTGCTGTGGCTGCGCTGGACCGATCATGCAGATCCTGGTGGGCTGGCCGACTTCTACGGGCTGCAGGCCATGGCCGTGCGCGCGATGATCGAGAGCGGGGAGAGCTTTGGCAGGCTCCGCGTCGCCATTGAGACCAGCGACCTTCCTCTTCACATCGAGCTTCTTGATCGCGAGCAGGTTCCCATGGACCTGCACCGCGAGATCGGCGGCGGGGCGCGGATCCGCGCGGGCATCGAGTTTGATGCCGCCGGTCGCCGGGTCGCCTATCGGGTCTTGTCCTCCCGCCCGGGCGATCCGCTGGGGTCTTCCCGCATTGACCCGCTCCGCGTTCCCGCCGCCGATTGCCTGCACTTATTCAAGCCGCTCGCGGCGGGGCAGCTGCGCGGGATCACCTGGCTCGCGCCGGTGCTGTTGCGGCTGCATGAGCTCGACCAGTTCGAGGACGCCGCGCTGGTGAAGGCCAAGGTCGCAGCGCTCTTCACCGGTTTCATCACCGATCCCGATGGGACGGCAGGCGGGCTCTCGGGCACGAACACCGGCGGCGCGCTGACCGTGGGCATGGAGCCCGGCAGCCTGATCCCGCTGCCGCCCGGCACCGACATCCGCTTCTCAAACCCGACCGAACACGATGCCTATGCGCCCTTCGTCAAGAACCACCTGCG